TGATAAGCTAAAGAAATACAAGATAATAGAGTCAACGACTAGAAATACTAAAGCATATAGAGAGATTTCAGGTGGTGAAATGTGTTTGTTGCAACACGAAGTAGATAAACTAGAACTATTAATAGACACGATGCAGTCAAATGATTTCTGTAGTGGCTTAATAAATGGTATCGATGTAGACTACGAACAACCTGGGATTTGCGAGATTGAAGGAATGTGGTGGAAAGGTAAAGCTGATATTGTTAATCATGATGAAAAATTAATCATAGATTTAAAAACAACAGCTGACGTAACTAAATTTAAAAGCAGTGCGTACCGCTACAACTACGACAGTCAAGCTTACATTTATCTTCAGACAACTTTTACGAAAGTGGTTTAAACAAAGTGCAACAAGCAGTAGAACAATATAAATTGTTTTATGAAGACCCGGATTTTGATCCAAAAAACTATTTTATTAACAAAACGTTATAATAATTTTATTTTAATTCTAAGTAATTGATTTTAAGCAATTTATAAAATAAATGTTTACAATTGATGTAAATTTAAATGTAAACGTGTAATAATATAATCAAGAAAATAAATGGAAATAGATATGAATAAAACAAGTTGGTCAACAGAAGACCTTGAATCTCTATGTATTCCTGAAAATCATAAAATAACTTTTGATGGTTATGAGTATTGGTGGTATCATAAATTACACGGAAACAAATGGGATTTACACTACATCAATGGATTTGAAGACTGGAAAAAACCTTATAGTTGGCTGCAAGCAGCTTTGTATAAGTGGTCTAAAGAACTAACTGATCGTAAAGTAAAATCAGCTACAAGTTATTTTTATAAGATGAAACAAGATTTAGAAAAAACTAAAGAAGTTATGTCTATAAGTAATAATAATAAGCTTAAAACCAAAGAAAAAATTACATTAATTAAAGAACTAATGCCTCAAGAAACTGTACAATATATAGCTAATGTATTAAATATAAGTAGGCAAGCTGTTCATAGACATTTATAATAATGGATAAATACGAAAAAACAATTAAAGCAAAAACAACAAGAGCTAATTATAGAAAAGCAAGACAAACAGGTGGGTATTTTATTTATTATATACCTAGTATTCATTATTGTGGTATTGCTAAAGATTTATATGTAAGAGAATCTTGGCACAGAACACAAAAAAATGTAGATACAACAGGTTTAAAGGTTTTGTTTCATTCTATGGATAGAGTAGAAGCGGCATACCATGAAGCATTATTTCAATCTGTATTAGCAATAAAAGGATTAAACGTAAAATTAAAATATAACAAAACCCTGTAACAACATGGCAAGTATTATTAAAGCAAACATTAATTTAAATGAGATCCCTAAGGATAAAATATACAAAGGGAAAAAAGGATCTTATTTACCAATTACAATCACGATCAATGACGAGGTTGATAATTATGGTAATCAAGGCCCTGTAGTAGTAGAACAGACTAAAGAAGAACGAGATGCGAAAGCACCTAAAGTTTATCTTGGTAATGTTAAAGTAGTATGGACTAATGGAGACAATGTAGCTGCAGCTCCAAGAGAACAACAACCACAACAAGTACAGCAAGCACCAGTTGTTGATGATTTACCGTTTTAATGCAATGCGAAATTTGCGAGCAAAATATGTCCGGGTAAGAAACAGGGTGTATGTCCTAATTCTACCACATGTAGACAACCCAAAAATCATAAGAAAAAATGTGCTTCTTATGATTGGGAACGTGGTCTCGGTACTTGTCACAACTGTAATAAGTCATTTCAACTACATACTTATCAGCGGAAAGGTAAAGCTGAAAAAGTATATGTGAAGCCTAAGGAATCAGTAATGAAACCTCCAGGTACAAAGGTTGAAGAGTGGTTTAAAACAAGAGGTATTTCCAAACAGACCCTTGATGATTTAAAAATCACTGAGGGTCCTGAATGGATGCCACAGACCGGTAAAACCGAGAACGTTATAAAGTTCAATTATTTTATGGGTGGTCAATTAACTAATGTTAAGTACCGCGATGGAAGAAAGAACTTTAAATTATTTAAGGGCGCTGAAAAAGTATTTTACAATATAGATAGTGTCGTTGGTTATGAGTATTGTATTATTGTTGAAGGTGAGATGGATGTGTTAGCTTTACACGAAGCTGGTATAACAAACGCTATATCGGTTCCAATAATTGTATAGATTACTTTGAAGACAAAGAAAAAGTAATATTAGCTGTTGACTCAGACGAAGCTGGTCAAGCTTTACAAGCTGAACTTATTCGTAGGTTAGGCTCTGAAGTTTGTCATATAGCTACGTTTGAAGACTGTAAAGATGCTAATGAATATTTATTAAAGTATGGTAAAGAAAAGCTTACAGAAAGAATCGCAGGATCAAAACCAGTACCTCTGGAAAACGTTACTACTTTCAGAGATATCGAAGATGAGGTCACGGACTTTGTTAAGAATGGTTTTAAACCGGGCTTTCAGGTTGGTTTACAGAACTTTGATGATATCTTTTCAACGTACACTGGTCAATTTATTACTGTCACTGGAATACCTTCTTCAGGGAAGTCAGATTTCGTGGATCAAATGGTTGTGGGCTACAACCAGAACTATGGCTGGAAAACAGCTTTTGCGTCTCCAGAGAATGTACCGACATATCTTCACGCTCATAAACTAATGCGTAAGGTATGGCAAGGTATGCCAACTAGAGATGATATTGGCGGTGACAAGTGGAATCAAATTGCAGATCATTGTAATACAAATTTCTTTCACATTGATATGGAACGTTATACATTAGAGTCAGTACTTAAAAAAGCTGCTGAGCTAGTTAAACGTAAGGGTATCAAATGCTTAGTTATAGATCCGTTTAATAAGGTTAGAGACATCGATGCAAAGACTGAAGATGTTAACCGTTACACAATGGAGTATCTAACTAAGATAGAGGTATTTGCAAAGAAGTTTGATGTATTAGTATTCGTAGTTGCTCACCCAACTAAGATGTATGAAGAAAAAACTGTTAAGGCTAAAGTTTTAAAAGTTAAGTTTCAAAACCTCGGTGAAAACGGAGCTGAAGCACATTTTAAATGGGAGCCAAGATCAGGTTGTTTTATACCTCACGAACCGTTAAATATATCACAAGATAAAATGCCTTGGGAATAATGGCTAAGAAAAAAAGTGCGTTCGATATGGGTCAGTATGTACCTAGTAAAGAAGAACAAGAAGCATATAAATGGTGTGTAAGAAATAAGATATTCATATCACCAATAGCTATAAGAGAAGCTAGATGGACTATAGAGATATCTAATAAAGGATCTTCAAACAAAGATCCAAACGATTACACTAAAACAAATATATGGAAAAAGGTTTACGAATAATTACAGATGGTATTGAGTTTGATGATACTAAAGCTTTATTTAATGTAGGTTTTACATTAGAAAATCCTGCAGATAATCATATAACAAGTAAAGATCGTAAGTGGAGTTTAGAATATGCTGAAGCTGAATGGCAATGGTATTTATCTGGTGATCCTAGTATAAACAAGTTAGGTGAAATATACGGTAAAATACCACCAATATGGAAACGTATGGCTGATAGTAAAGGCAATGTTAATTCTAACTATGGTTATCAATGGCAACGTAACTTTCAATTAGACTACGTTGTTGGAAAGCTAAGACAGAGCAAAAGCACTAGACATGCTGCTATTAGTATATTTGACGGTAAAGAGTTTGATAAATACAGGACAGATACTCCATGTACATATGCAGTTCAGTTTACAATTATAGATGATAAACTAAATATGTCCGTCTATATGCGTTCTAATGACATCTGGTATGGTTTTTGTAATGATCAATATCAATTCTCATCATTGCAAAAATTAGTTGCTAAGAGGCTGTCTATTGACATTGGTTGGTATTACCATCATGCTCACAACTTACACTTGTATAATTATAATAATAAATTGTAAAATTATGTATTATTTATACCATATACCAGGTAAAAAGATAGGTGTTACACGTGATCTTAATAACCGCGTAACCCTTGTACAAGGCTATAAGGAGAATGAATACGAAGTTCTTGATCAAAGTGAAGATATAGATTATATATCTGACCGTGAAATAGAACTTCAATTATCTTATGGCTATAAAGTAGATAGAACATTATATAAAAACTTATTTAATAATATGAAAATAAACCCTACAGACCAGACGAGTACGTTTCCAGTACCTTTAAATAAATTAAAAGGTCATCTTATGGATAA